CCCCTCCCCAGAACCAATACCATAAGTCACTCTCCTTTTCGTAAATTATCTCAAGTTGCTTTTTACCGCTGTTGACCTTACTTTTATTTCTGGCCTCATTGGTTGTGTTTGTCAATGTTTTTACACTACCTTTACCAGTTTCGTTTAACGTAACGTCCTTACCTCTCATTTCAAAGGTCGCCAGAGGGTTGGCTGGCACACTTACAACGCTCAATTCTAGCAACTCCCACTTTTCAATAACGGCTGGCTCAATCATTGTGCCCTCGTCATTGTATACTGGGGCTTTGATCTTTTTAGGAATAAAGCCAACGCTTACAGTCTTTATAATACCTTGGGCTACCAAGGTACGTATTGACTTTTGTTTTTCGGTGAGAGGACCTTTTTTAGGGTGACCTACCCAAGCCTCAAAATGTACGCCGTCGTCCTCAGTCTCTAACTTATCAACTAACCCAACAGCCGCGTCAGTAAAGTACATATGGTCAGCCAGTAGGATATTGTTAAGCATATAGTGCTCTATCTCAATACCCCTTGGGTCAAGACGCTCGTCAACGCGGTCAACAACATTGGCATTAGCTATACCACTTATAAGGAGTTTGTCCTCAGGATTAAACCCAGGTTCGTCTGAGGCCTTGCCTGTACTATCTCTCACAGACTTAATGGTCCCACCTAAGAGCCTAAACTCTGGATTGCTAAAGTTTGGATTAACAGGCTGGCCCAGACTCTGCCAGAATCTTTTAAGCCCACCATAGACAACCTGCTGTCCTGTAGCTGGGTCAATATTGTTAATGACACCGCGCTCGTTTTTGTATCGCTCAACATCCTCTGGTCGACCTGTTATGACTAATTGCCCCATTATATTACTCCTTAATTATGTAGTTTCTAATATTGACCCGGCATTACTTGTAGCATTAGGTGGTATCACCGATACCATAGTGCAACGACAGTTAATTACGTCAGCAGCCCCGCCATTAGGCGATCTGGGGTGGGTTAAATGGTTACCTGTCTCACTATTAACCCAGACATGGTTAGACGCTACCTCACCCTCTAGTTCAAATTTAGCATGAGGATTACGCGCCTCAGCATTAGTCCCACCTAAGAGTGTGGCGTCACCAGCGTGAAACCACTGCTTTTTAACCTCACTAAATATCGTTTTCATAGTCTCATGGTGCCAGGCTATACCCTCACTTACCGCGCTAAGTGTCTCAGTCCTAGCTATGGTAAAGGCCTGGTCGCCATAACTCTCACCGAAATTGTCCTCGATATCTTTAGCTATCTGTTCATTGGTCTTACCTGCTTGATGGCCATTCTCGATTACTCTCATAATCAATTCAGTGTTTTGGTCATCAAAACCATAGAACCTTTCAATACCGCGTTTTTGCAATGTTGTACGTTTACCGTCTCTAGTTCTGTCTGCTAATACTCTGGTAGCCTCCTCGTCCTCTTGAGTAAAACGATAAGCTTTAGGTACAGGCCTAAAGTCTTTGACGTTGTTATGAGACAGAGTAAACCCCCTCTCCATTGCATCCTCTAGTACAGGCATAGCGTCGTTAACGTAATCGGTAGCTCTCTCGTCTAGGTAAGCCTCTAAATGTCCTCTAACGTCGTCACCCTTAACCAAAGCCCTAGCAGCCTCTTTGAGTTTAGCGTCTATATAGTTCTGTAGTTTACTGTGATATTTCTTACCAAGCTGGCGCTCTGCCCTGTCCTGGGCCATTGTCGCGTTAGCTTTAACCTGAGACATAAACGCTGCTTTGTCCTCCTCGTCTGTCGGCTTTGGTACTGGGTCGGAATTGTCCTCCTCTGGCCCAATATCACCTGGGTCTGGCTCGTTTGTTGGCGTATCACCAAAGGGGCTCTCTTGCTTAGGCTTGATCTCTCTGACAAATAAAAGGCCCCTTGGGTCTGTGCTCTTGAGAGGTTTAAGGCCCAGTATATCTGTACGTATCTCATTGATAACCATAAAGTCCTGTACAGCCTTACCCTGCTCACCCTTGTTAATCCAGTCGCCTTCAAGGGCCTCGATACCACTAAAGTCTGGCAGTACATAAACCTCATTCTTATAGACTTCTTTGACAAGATAAGAGTTGTTCCAACCAGAGGCGATAAACTTAGCAAGGGGTACAATAGTGTTACGCCAAAATGCAGCCTCTTGTACCTGGGCTGTGGCTCTATTAACATCCTCAACAATACCTATCTGTGAGGGAGGTATACCTAAGACAGCTAACAGAGTACGTCTATTCTCTCGTAGAGTTTCGAGGTGTTCCATCTCTGCCATAGTCAGGCCAGCATTAACCCACTTAGCACCCTTAGGCAAAAAGAGCTGACGAAACCAGTTACGCTTACCAGTAAACGCCTGCTCAAAGGTTCTCATGAGCCTGTCCATACGACTCTTAGTTAAGTCCTCGGTTGACTCAATTACACCGCTATTAGTTGCCCCTCTTAGATAAAAAGCTAACTGGAATTCGTTTTGGTGACGGTCTAGTAATATCGGCCTAGCCGCTGCAATAAACATAGATAGGCCATAGATCGGTGTATATGGGTTAGGTAGCTTATGGTGTATAACGTATTCACTTTTAAAGAATTGATTTTTAGCCAGACCAGCATAACTCTGAGCAACTTCGATACCCTCAATCAAGCCTTTAGCCTTACGCTCAACCTCATTGTCTCTCAGCTTAATGTTGACTAGCTCAACAGGTATTTGTGTCTGTTGTTTATAATCCTCAGACATTACTCTAAAAAAGTTACCGCCAAGACCTAAGTCAAGGTAACCAGCCCAGTTAAGGGTGTACTCGTCTTGTAGTTGATTACCGGTCTCAAGATTCTCGTTAAGCGGGTGATTCTTATTTATCTCGTCGTCACTTCTATTAGCTACCAAAAAGTCAATTGTTGAAAGGGTACGAGCAATTAACGCAGCTGTGGCATAGACCCAGGGCTCACGGGCATACAGGGCTTTTAAACGGCCTGCTGTAGCTCTAAGCTTAAACTCTTGACCAAAGTATCCAGACTCGTCAAGTAGCTCTGTGCTTTGAAAGTCGTACAGTGAATAGGCTTTTTTAGCCTTATCACTAAGACGCTCAAACATGGCGTTAACTTCATACCATGACATTAGGTTGGTTGGATTGCTAATTGATTGAGCGTCCTGAGAGTCTTTATCTGTCTTACCTTTAAATGGCCACATACTTTAACCTCTTTTTTTAACGTAGTCGTCACAGACGTGACGAGACAGCTCACGTACCTCTACTGGGTAACGGCATATTATAAAATTATGTTTGAGACATTTGTAAAACGGAAGGGAAAGCCGAGCATTACCACAGTTGTTACAAGACCTTGTCTTTATAATCCTGAAGTGTTTGGGTTTTTGCTCGCTCATGCATTGTCCATGTCAAAATCAAAGTCATCGTCTTGACTACCTCCCTCGTCATCAAAAAAGCTATCGTCTTTATCACCAGTTGCCACAGCAGCATAGGCCGCTATGTGGTCGTCGTTGTCCTTGTTTGGCATTTTGCCGTTAATGCACTCCTCAAGTAACTTCTCTGCCTCCTCTGACTGGTGACTCTGATACCCATAGCTTATAGCTAAGATAGCCGCGCTGACTATATCGTCATGTGTGCCCTCACTAGCAGCATACCTATGTAGCCCTGTCTTGGTGACTGTAAGTTCGTAGCTGCTAAACTCATGGTCAATCGCCTCTATTCGTGGGGCCTTATGCCAGCCTGCTTCGATGGCTAGGGTTGTCCTGGTAACCATCTCATTTTTACTTTTGTTTGTAAATACTACAGGTGTTACAGCAGCGTCGATATCTGACTCAACCAAGAGATCTCCAAAAGGCACACCAACACCTGTCGCGTCGTATCTAATCATATTATCTGCTTTATTGAAGTAGGTCTCAATATACTTTTGAAGTCTAAGCACCTGCATGGTGTAGGGAACATGCTTAAACCGGCAATATCCAACCAACTGACCCTGTGCATTAACTGTGTAAAAGACTGTATAGTCTTGGCGTTGAGCTGGGTCAACCCCATGTATGATATCACCTTGACGCAACGCCTCGTTAGGGTGTCTCCAAAACTTAACCACCCCAGTGGGTACAACAAGAGACTCATCCCACATACCAGAGAGGTCACCAAAGACAGTCCCATGACTAACAAAGCTAGCCTCATAATACTGGTCGTATAGATACTTGGGTAACAGTCTTTTGGCCTGCTCAATAGCCTTTTGTTTTACGTAAGGGCTTTGGTCTGTCCTAAGCTTGGCATAACAGAAAAACGGGTCTCCCTGCATAGCCTGGTTAAAGACGTCATAGTACCAGTTAAATCCTCTGGGTGTCCCTGTAATGATACCTAGACCCATTGTCTGGGTAATAGTGGTAAACAGTGAGTACCAGACCTGTTTAGTTATCTTACCGGCCTCGTCCAGGACAAAGCGGTCAATTGCCTCACCCTCAACAGTAACCTCAGCGTCACGACCATGTAAGAATTTAATAAACGACCCATTGGCTAGACGTATCTCAAGACGGCCATCAATGCACTCAGCCACCCCGTCGATGTTAAGCATAGCTTTGATATATCGGTAACCGATACGAGCCTTGAGGTATGTGGGAGCAACCCAGGCACAATAGAGCCCTTTGTTGATAAGAGCCTCTTTAGCTAACCACAGGGCCGCCCCATAGGATTTACCTACCTTAGTACCACAGGGGGCTACAAGTACCTGAGCGTCTGGGTGTAGGTCAGACCAATAGAAAAACACCTCTTGAGCCTTATGGGGCTTAGGTAGGCGTATAACCATTTGTGGGGCTGTTGCTGTTTGCATTTATTAGAGGCGTGCCTTTATACAGCTTAATCTGTAGCCTTTATAGTGTTTGGTTGTTGACTCACCAAACCTTATGTTGTGGGTTGCAAAGAAGTGGTCAATATTATCGTACTCGTCTAAGAACCTGCTATAGATCCAATACCGGTCGCACCTAAAACAAACGTGCAATATGTTTACCTTCTTAAGATGTTTATGACTTTTATTACAGACCCAGCATGAGCGTAAAGCCGTCTCACCGTCCTCCAATTTTACAAAGCCTT